AGCAGGTACACACAGAATAGCAAGGCCAAGCGGCTGAGCTTGCTTAGCAACTAACAGGTGCGGCCCTTCGGGGCTGCATCTATTGTGGAGATTATTATGACTTTTGGTTCGTTGCCTACGATGGGAGAACGCAACATGGCAGAACGAAGCCCGTCGGTACCTACCGGCGGGGTACCTCGCATTGTTGGCGGTGGAGTATCCGGTAAGCATATCGAGGCCGACCCCACTGGCCGCGACCAGCATCAGCCCGGTGCTAAGCTGGATGCTGGCAAGCCCCGCATTGGCCTCGTGCTAGGAGACTTCTCCAGCGCGTTGACTGAGGTGGCAAAGGTCGGCACTTACGGGGCTAACAAGTACACCGAGCATGGCTGGCTCTCCGTGCCTAACGGAGAAGCGCGATATACCGACGCGATGTACCGGCATCTGTTGGCGGAGAATACAACACCCCTTGACCCAGACACTGGTCTGTTACACGCAGCCCACGCAGCATGGAATGCACTGGCCCGACTGGAGCTTATGCTCCGAAAGGGTGGCCATGTACTTAGCTGAAGCATACGCCCTAGCGGGTCAGCTCTACGCCCGTGACAAAGGCCAGCCCCTGGAAGCACAAGGGGCTGATCTATACGAACTGGTTGATGCTCTGGGCTTCGGCAGTGACGAGCGCAAGGCCGACCTATACGCTCAGCTTGAAGAGAAGCTGACAGGCGATACCAAGTTTGCTGACGCGGTGACCATCATCGCTGACGCTATGTTCAAGACTCACATGAGGTACCCGCATGGCTGATTACATCGTACACAAAGCTATCGAGCTTGACAAGATCAACAAGAAGAACCGGGAACTGGTTGACCAGCGGCGCTCATGGATTATCAGTCCAAAGTATGACGGCTGTCATGCAGTGTTCTGCTTCGACGGTGGACAGCACATTGTAACATACAGCCGCACTGGCGAGCATGTACACAGCATGCCGCACGTAGCCCGTGATCTGCTGCTGGCCTACCCGTTCCTGTCCTCTGGCCGCTGGGCTATCTGTGGTGAGTCGTGGGCCTTGGGCAAAGAGTTCAATGAAATCAGCGGGCTCTTCCGCCGCCGGACCCCCAGCCCCGAGCTGAACTTCGTACCGTTTGACTGCGTACCGTTTGAGTACAATACGGAGACAACCAGCTTTCCGCCTGTGCATCTGGGCTACATGCTCGGTCGGGTCAGCATGCTCTACGCTGACCGCCTGCTGATGATCGCCAACCCTAAGTCCCTCCTCGGCGACAGCATCCTCAAGCCCCGGTACCTAATGGTCGAAGGTAACCTCCCACACGTCAAGCAACTGGCTGACCAAGAGGCAGAGCGCAATAAGCGGGATACCACGGGGGCTTACGATGGCGCTGTGCTGGCGTGGGCTGCTGGCTGTTACAGTGTGGGCGACGGCAAGGGTGGCGAGTTCATCAAGTGCAAGCCGCTGCTTAGTGAGAGTGTCCGTGTCAACGCGCTGTTCCCGGATGTGGGCGGTAAGACTGGGAAGAACACCCTGGCCCTCGGCTTCGAGCTTGCTGGTAAGCAGCAGAAGGTGAGTACCGGACTGACGCAGCAGCAGGTCGATGACTTCATCCGTGACAACAGCCTTATCCTTGGGCAGACCATCGAGGTCGAAGCCATGGGTATCACGGTCAACGGCTTCCTCCGCGAGCCTCGCTTCAAGGGTATCCGTAATGACGCCTGAAGAAGTAGCCGCATACAACCAAGGCGTGAAAGACGCCGCTGCCGCAATGGCACCGCACCCTATGTGGGCTGCGGTTATTCTCAAACTCCTGAAGGGCAACTGATGGTATTAAAGACACAGCGAGAAGTCGAAGAGACTATGTACAATGGCGGTATCAACCGCGCAGAGCGAGCTATGAGCCGTGCCGAGGAGCAGGGCCGAGCAGATCAGAACCCCTACGCCAAGGAAATTTTCCGTGAGTACGTGTTACCTCTTGCTGAGTCCATCAAAGCCGCAACCTCCTGCACCAAGCCCGGTGGTCGCAAGGCACACGTCGTGCTACTTACTGGCCTCGACCATGAGGCTGTCGCCTTCCTCGCTGTGCGCCAAGCCATCACAGCCATCATGTCCCCCAAAGGAGCTGACCACCGTGAGCTGGCCTACTCCATTGGGAGAACCGTCCACCGAGAGTTAGTTCTGTCGCAGATCGCGGAGGAAGCACCCGAGCTGTATCAGACTCTGAACCAAGACCTCAACCGCCGCCTCTCCAAGGACGAGCGTCATCGCCTGACGGTGTTCACCATGCAGGCCAAGCAACGGGGCATACCCATTATCGAGTGGAACTTCGGCAGTCGGGAGCAGGTTGGGTTCTTCCTAATGGGTCTGCTCGAAGAGGCTGGTCTCCTGTGTATCAGCCAAGAGAAGCGCATGGGTTATAAGCGTGAGGCCCGCGAGGTTATAATCCATCCTGATCTTATGGAGTATATCAACAAGATCAAGGCGTATGTCTCCGTGACCATGCCGGTCTACGGCCCTTGCGTAGAGCCCCCGCTCGACTGGGAGTTCGGCAAGGTTGGCGGCTTCCATACCGTCGAGATGCAGCGGGCCAACCCCACGTTAGTGCATGGGCGCAGCACGGCCCGCCGACTCGGCAAGACTACTGACATGCCTGTAGTGCTGAACGCGGTTAATGCCTTGCAGCGCACAGCTTGGGCAGTTAATGTCCGCATGCTCAACACTGTGTACGCCATTGCCGCTGAGTTCAGCACCAAGGAAATCGTGTCCCTCGCCGATACGCCTAGCCCACCCAAGCCTGAGTGGCTGAAGGAAGACTGGACTAAGGCCCCGCGTGACCAGTGGCCGGAGGACAAACTGGCCGAGTTCAAGCACTGGAAGCGCGAAATGGCCGAGTGGCACACCCAGCGCAAACTTTTGGGGAGCCGGTATGCACGCTTCTACGCGGCCACCAGGGCCGCCGAAATGTTCCGCGACTACCCTGCTATCTACTTCGTGTATTTCGCCGATTCTAGGGGCCGTCTGTACCCCTTGACGCACGGGGTAAATCCGCAGGGTTCCGACCTGAGCAAGGCCCTCATCCATTTTGCCGAGGCCAAGCCCCTCACAACCCCGGCGGCAGTGCGGTGGTTCCACGTGCAGGGCGCGAATAAGTGGGGCTTCGACAAGGCCACGCTGAATGAGCGTATGCAGTGGGTAACGGATCGCAGCGAGTTGATCTGCTCATTCGCCGATGATCCACTGAACAACCAGGGCTGGCTTGAAGCTGGCGACCCGCTCCAGTTCCTGGCTTGGTGCTTCGAGTACGCCGACTACTGCCGCAACCCGGCTGAGTTCAAGAGTCGCATACCGATCAGCATGGACGGTAGCTGCAATGGGCTGCAAAACCTTAGCGCTATGTTCCGGGACGAGATTGGTGGCAAGGCTACCAACCTCACGAACAATGTGGTGATGCAGGACATCTACGCCAACGTGGCGGTTGCTGCTACCAAGCGCCTTGAGGCCATGCTACCAAAGCTGGAAGAGGAAGACCGCAAGATCGTGTCCATGTGGCTGGCCCACGGAGTGAGCCGTAAGGCGGTTAAGCGTGCTGTGATGACCACCCCCTACGGTGTGACCGAGAGGACTGCTACCGAGTACATCGTGGACGACTACCTGCGTGAGAACCTAGGCCCAACGTTCAACCCAGGCGAGTACCGCAAGGCAGCGAGACTGCTGATGAATGCAGTGTGGCCCGCTATCGGGGATGTTGTAGTTAAGGGTCGAGAGGCTATGGACTGGCTGAAGAAAGCTGCTCGGGTGATTATTAAACAGGACGGAGTAGAGGCTATTAGTTGGGCTACGCCATCAGGTTTCCCAGCCTGCCAGGACTACTACGAGGCAGAAGTACACCGCGTCAACACATTCCTGCATGGGCCAGTGAAGATTCGTGTACTATCGGAGACCGACACACCGGATGCTAATCGGCATGTTAACGGCTTAGCCCCGAACTTCGTGCATAGCTTAGACGCAGCGCACTTGCACCTGACCACAGCAGAGGCGACAAGCAAGGGCATAACCGCCTTGGCTATGATCCACGATGACTACGGCACCCATGCCGCAGACGCGGAACTGCTCTTTGAGATTATCCGTCGCCAGTTCGTAGCCATGTACTTAGCATGCGACCCGGCTGAACAACTCTACAAGAAGTACCCGGTTATCCCTGCGCCTCCGGCTAAGGGAAACCTCGACATTATGGAAGTCCTTGAATCGGACTTCTTCTTCAGTTAATCCCAGTACCTGTAGTACCATGCAAACCAAACAGAAAGAACTTGTAGTGGTCAGGCTCCGGCCTGATATGTACAGCGACCTTGAAAGGAAATGCAAGACGCTCGCTATCAACGAGAACACGACGCCGCTTCAAGCTGGATACGCCCTAGGCGTGGAAAGCGTACTGAAGTTGCTGCGAGTGGGCTATACTATCGAGAGCGACAATGTACCGCAAAGCTGAACTTACAGACCTAGGTTGCATCTATGATGCGCTGCGAGGTCTTGAGCAGTACGCCAAGCAGTACAGTTGGACTAACACAGTAGACTTCGATAAGGCATACCTAGCAATAGACCTGGAAATCAGAGCTGGTAAAGCCTACATAGTAGAGGGCTACCTAGTAATGACGGAGGTTGTTACTCCCTGGTATAGTACAGACAAGGTACTACAGGAGTGGTTAGTCCTTAAGTTGTATAAGCAGGGTACTGTTGAAAGCGTGCCAGAAGCCTTACTAATTATAGCTAAGGAGTTGGGGTGTAAGTCAGTTATCTCGGCAGACAGCTCTCCAGTTAACATAGTAGGCAGGGCTTACGAGAAGGCTGGCTGGTTGCCGTTAACCAAATCATTCACTAAGGGGATTTAGATGGGATTCATCAAACAGCTTGTCGGTAAGGTAACGGGTGCCGACGTAGCCGCAGACATTGCCGCCCGATCAGCACAAGAGCAGGCTGACGCTATCAGGCAAAATAGTGAGCGGGCAGCTAAGGCGGCTCAAGAGTCGGCAGCACAGACGGCGAGGCAGCAAGAACAAGCTGCTGCCCGTTCAGCCGCGCAAGCGGCAGCAGCGGATTCGTTGAACAAACCTATGCAGAACGTCGATATTCAGTTGGGTGGGGTTGATCAGGGCTCAGTATCCGCTACCCAGCGCAAGCGGAGACAAACCTTCGGGATTGGCAGTTCGTCAGGAGTTAACATCTAATGTACTCCCGCGCCTCAGAAATCTGGGAAGAATGCAACAACCAGCGGACTGGCTTGCTGAAGCGGGTGGAACGTTATGCAGCCCTAACTATCGCCAAGGTTTGCTACCCGGATAACTTCGATAGCGACAATACAGACGACTCGCACGACTACCAAAGTCTCGGGGCTCAGGCAGTAAACCACCTCAGCAACAAGTTGATGCTCGCAATGTTTGCCCCAAGCCGACCCTTCATGAAGCTGAAGGCCGGTGATAAGGCTACCGCATCTGCTGCTCGTGCTAACTTGACCGAGGTACAGATTAACAGCGTGTTGGCTGCTGGCGAACGTAAGGCCGTTGCGGAGCTGGACAACTCTGGGCAGCGCCCTAAGTTGTTTCAAGTCATGCGGCACTTGATCGTAGCTGGTAACGTAGTGCTGGACACAAGCGGGAAAGTGCTGCGTGTTATCGGCCTCAAGAAGTTCGTAGTAAAGCGTAGTCTAGCTGGGGATGTACTCCACCTCGTCATACGAGAGCAGGTACGCTTCGACGAACTTGACCCTAATATCAGGAAGCTATACGATAAGCGTTACCAAGATGCCTCCGTAGTTGCTTTCTTCAAGTGGATCAAACGGGAGGACAACGGGTCATACACTATGACCCAGTGGGTAAACGAGAACCGTCTACCAAGGGAATACAATGGGCGCTGGTCGGCTGAGACTTGCCCGTACAACGTGATTACTTGGGACTTGGCCGATGAGTCCAACTACGGCACGGGCTTGGTCGAAGAGTACGTCGGTGATCTGGAAGCATGTAGCGTCCTGAGCGAGTCCTCCGTGGACGGCGGGGTGCTGGGTACAGAACTACGGTGGATGGTCAACCCTAATGGGGTTACCTCTGTCGAAGACCTGAATAACAGCGAAAACGGAGACGCCTTACCGGGTCTTCCTGCTGATGTTGCACCTGTCCAAGGCGGCAACCCCAATGCTGTCCAGATGGCCGAACAGGTTAACGACAAGTATGAGAAGCGCATTGCCCGTGGGTTCCTCATGGGCTCCGCCGTTATACGTGACGCTGAGCGGGTAACCACCGAGGAAGTGCGCCTGACGGCTACCGAACTTGAGACTGCCTACGGTAGCGTGTACTCCACACTTGCCACCAGCTTGCAGAAGCCCGTGGCGAACTGGCTGTTCAAACGGATCGACCTTGACTTGCGGGGCTCCGACCTGAGCGTAACCATCGTGACGGGCCTCGATGCCCTTAGTCGTAACGGCGACTTGGAGAACTTCCGGTTGGCTATGGCCGACATGGCGGCGATCACCGCAGTGCCTCCAGCCCTCGCAGCCCGCATGAAGTGGGAAGAGGTGGCCGCATTCGTAGGCCAGGGTCGCGGGGTTGAGCTGGCCAAGTTCATCCTCACCGATGCCGAGTTCGCCAAGGCCCAGCGAGAGCAACAGCAGTCCGCCATCGCACAACAAGTAATGACCACTGCTGGTGAAGCAGCGGTGCAACAAGGAACCAATCAATGACCGACGCAGTAAGCGACCCGAACCCCAACAACGAAGAATCTCCAGTGGGTAACACGAGTATCGTGATTCCAGCACCTGATGGAAAGGCCGACCAAGTACCCACCCAGACTGCTGAGCCAACCAAGAGTGAACCTACAAAGGCAGATGAGTCGCCAGTTTCCTACGAGCCCACCGGGGACGTTGGGCTTGACATGGCCTTGGAGTTCGTAGGTAAGGCTGGGATTGGAATTGATCACCCGGCCATGAAAGCTGCACAGGAAGGCGACTTCAGCATCCTGAAGGCCACACTTGCTTCCAAGGGCGTTGCCGGATGGGAGCAGTTCGTTGCCCTAGGAGAGGCTGCGTATGCCCGTACCCAGGCTGCCGCAAAGGAGGCCAGCGCCAAGATCGTTGCCATCGTACATGAGGTGGCTGGCGGTGCTGACAAGTGGGCGGAAGTCCAGAAGTGGGCGGCTGCCAACGCCACCCCGGAAGAACGCACCCAGATCAACGCCCTGCTCAACCAAGGGGGCCTCGCTACCAAGGGTGCGGTACAGTACCTCGTTGGCGCGTACAACCGTGCAGCCAACGTGGATGCTACCCCAGTCGATCCCCTGGCCCTCGCCGGACGGGGCGGTGGTGCGCCAACTGGGGATGCCGCCCCGCTTAGTCCCCGTGCCTACTCCGACGCGGTGGCCCAACTGAATGCCCGCCTCGGTGGCCGCCTGGAGGGCAGCCCCGAGTACGCCAAGTTGCAGGCCCGCCGACAGGCGTATCGCGGATAGCGCTGGTACCTGTAGTACAAGCACCAAGCCTTCTTGGTAAGGGCTTGGTCTTTCTCAACAACACATAAAGGAGCCTCTAATGGCACTTGACGACAGCTACGCCATTGTCCGGCCCGGACAATCCAACCAATCCGGTTCGGTTTCTGCACTGCATCTGGAAGAGTTCACCGGGATGGTGGAATCGACCATCGAACGCAAGTCGGCACTGAAGGGCATGATCCCCATTCGCCCAGTGAAGGGCACCTCGGTCATCACCAACTTTGCGGTAGGTGCGTCCACCCTCCAGAAGGCTACCCCCGGCTCTCCGATTGACGGTACCGGCACTGACTTCGCCAAGCGCACCTTGACCGTGGATACCGTGGTTCTGGCCCGCGCTGTCCTGCCGCTGCTGGAAACCTTCCAGACCTCCTACGACGCCCGTAAGGAAATCGGTATGGAGCACGGCAAGAAGATTGCCAAGTTCACCGACCAATCGTTCTTCATCCAAGCGATCAAGGCCGCCCTGTTCACCGAATCCACCTACAAGGGCTCTGGTGCATCCGGCAAGCCTGCTGGTCACTTCGGTGGTTCCCAGCAAACCCTCGCCGTTGCTGGCGATGCTCTCGACCCCGCGAAGCTGTACGCCGCTGTGGCTAACCTCTTCGTGAAGATGGAAGAGAAGGACGTTGACCCCCGCACCGACGACGTGGTTATCGCCCTGCGACCCGCAGAGTTCTACACCCTGTTGCAGAACGAACAGCTCATCGACGGTACCTACAAGACCGCCGAAGGCACGAGCATCCAAGCTCACATGCTGAAGGCATACGGCGTACCCGTTGTGTCCTCGACCAACTTCCCTGCTGGTCAGACCATCACGGGTCACTTGCTGTCCAACGCCAACAACAGCGATGCCTACGACGGGGACTTCTCCAAGGTCGTTGCTTGCGCCTTCTCTCCCCGCGCCCTGCTGGCTGGTGAGACTATCCCCCTGACCACTGACGTGTTCTGGGATAAGGTCACCAAGCAATGGTTCGTCGATGCCCACATGGCATACGGCGTGACCCCGAACCGCGCCGAGTTCGCTGGCGTGATCCTGAAGCCCTAATAGGTTCCAGACCCTTGGCCCTGCCCACAAGGCGGGGCCTTGTTTCTGTAACTTACAACCTAAGCCCTCTCTGCCCTAGCCGGTAGGGAGGGCTTTTTTTTTTTTTTTTTNNTTTTTTTTTTTTCCACTGGAGGCCGTATGGCTACAACCCTAGACGTGGTGAACGAGTGTCTTGCAACGCTCGGTGAAGCCCCACTCAACACACTCAATGAGCCCCACGTCTACAAGGGCGCTGCGCTCAGTGCTCTATCTAAGGCGAACAAGAGCGCCCAGTCTCGCGGCTGGTGGTTCAACACCGAGGCGATGACGGTGACACCGGCCCCAACTACGGGGCAGATGCAGTTGCCCGGTGACTGCTTGCGCTGGGCTTCCGGCGTGCGGGCGTCTGATACCCTAGCCAGAGGAATGCCGAAACCGTGGGCAGTACAGAGGGGTTCACGCCTGTACGACACTCGCAACCGTACCTATGTCTTCACTGAGGAAGTGGCCGGGGAGATTACCCGGCTGGTGCCATTTGAAGACCTACCAGTAGAGGCTAATGACTTCGTGGCCGCTGACACAGTGCTGCGTTTCCAGTCCCGATTCGATGCCGACAACTCGCGCAGGCAAGAACTCGCGCAGGCTAGGACAGAGGCCAGCATCCTGCTTAACGCAGAGCAGACACGGCAGGCCAAGGTAAACCTTATCAACAACAATTCCCGCCTACAGCGGATTAAGAGCCGCGTTCGCGGTCTGAGGTACTGATAATGAAGGTAGCCAATAGCTACGCCTCTATACTGCGTGGCGTGTCTCAACAGGTTCCGCAAGACCGTGCTGAGGGGCAACACACCGAACAGGTGAATATGCTCAGCGACCCAGTAAACGGATTGACTAGGAGACATGGAACGCAGTGGGAGGCCGAGAAGGTGCTCTCTGGTTTGTCATCCTCCGACATGGTGAACATTACGACGGACACAAACAATTGGTCGGGTCTCGATTTTGACACTGGCGGCAAGGAGTACACCATTCTACTTCGGCGGTCGGCGAGGGTATCTGCGGCCCTGCCAATGGCAATCGCCTACAACAAGACGGACAGGGTATTCCTGACCAATGTGCGCAACGTGACAGACGTGGCCCTCGATACGATGGAGGCCAACGGGGTAGCCGCAGCAACCCCAGTAGGGAAGTACGTGTTTAGCACAGCTAACGGCGTACCCATCTCTGGGACTTCTACGGATCGTTGGAACACCACTACTAATCTGTCCCGAGCAGTTGTGTGGATTCGCGGTGGCGCGTTCAGCCGTAAATACAGCGTTAAGGTTCGCCTGCAAAATGGCACCCTATACTCTGTGACCTATACAACCCCGACCTCTAGTTACCAAGGTGTACTCGATACCTCGGACATTCTATCCAGCGACCCCGAATACACCAAGAAGGTCAACGACCGAGTTAATGCCTACAACGGGGCAGTGACTCAGTGGATTGGTTCATCGACCGCTGCTATACAGCCTGACGCTATTGCGCAGACTCTGGCTACACAGCTCGTCGCAGCCGGCCTGACCGGAACCACCGTAGTAGGCTCCCATGTCGTGTTCCCAGAGGCCCTGCTGGTCAAGTCTCTTGAGGTAGACGATGGCGGCGACGGTAGCCTGATTCGCGGTGTGGCCGACGAAATCGAGAGCGTGGACAAGACTAGCGTGGTGCATTTTGTTGGCAAGGTCGTTAAGGTGCGCAGCCGCAATGCCGCGGAAGCATTTTACCTGAAGGCCGTCGCCAAGGACAAGGCAGTGACTACGGGCTATACCGAGGTCACCTGGGTTGAAGGTGCAGGTGTCGAGCACTCCATCACAGGAGGACTCTTCTATGCAACCGTATCGGGCAACAATCTCTACATGGCTAGCTCAGCCACTTTGCTCAACGCCATTACAGCGGGAACTCACCCTACGTTCTCAGTCTCCACGGCGGGCGATTCTGATAGCGCCCCTACTCCGTTCTTTGTCGGACGGCAAGTATCATACCTCGGAACATTCCAGAACCGACTGCTAGTCGGATGCGGTGGCGTGCTTGCTGTGAGCAAGATTGAAGACTACCTCAACTTCTTCCGTAGCACTGTGCTTACCTTGCCCGGTGATGACGCATTTGAAATGCAGCCCACTGGCAGCGAGGATGACACCCTGCGCTATAGCGTCCTGTACGATCAGAACATTGTATTGTTCGGAGATAAGCGCCAGTACGTGATCCGTGGCGGAGTAGCCCTAACACCGACAGCGGCCAATATGGCTGTGATGTCAAATTACGAGGGCGTCACCGACGCGGCCCCTGTCGCTACTGGTGGCTTCATCATGTACGCAAAGCGCGGGGCAAACTCCAGCGGCATTCACCAGATTCAGCCCGGACAGACAGACAACAGTCCAGAGTCGTACCCGGCTTCTAGCCAATTGGCTGACTACATCCGCGGTGGAGTGATTGAAATGGTTAGCGCTACCGGGTCACCTAGCATGCTGTTTGCGCGTACCACAGGAAAGCGGAATAGCCTCTATACCTTTGCCTACCTAGACCGCCCGGATGGGCGTAAGATGGATAGCTGGAGCCGATGGGACTTCAACGACTCCCTTGGGGTGGTGGTGGGTATGGGCGTGGTGACTGACGGGATTAAGCTGTTCTCGATTCGAGTCGGTGCCGGTGGGGCAGTATACGTTGTGGCGGACTTCGCTAGCACTCAGACGCTGCTCAGCGACAAACCCTACCTAGATAGCCATAGGCCATTGGCCCATGTGCAAGCGGGCACACACTCTGTTACAACCAGCAGCACAACCGGCTGGGCAGCAGCATTCGACTCTACCAGCGAACGACGCTTCACAGGCGCAGCACTGGCTAACCTATCGCAGCTTATAGCAGCGTACCCAGGGGAGCCTGGGCTCACAGTTGGGGCTACCTACGACTCCTACTTTACCCCTACAAACCCGTTTATGCGGGATGGTAAAGGGAAGGCTATCATAAGTGGGCGCTTGACCGTCACAAAGCTACTGGTGGCCTTCAAGGAATCCACTGGGTTCACTTGGTTATTGAAGTACCGCAGCGAGTCCGAAGAAGAGGGCGTGTTCAACGGGCGCATTCTTGGCGACCCCGAGAACATTGTCGGAGTCGAGCCCGTCAGCACAGGCCAACACAGCATCGGCGTAGGCCGGGAAACGCGAGAGTATACCCTGCGCATTGCCTCTCGCCGCTGGTACCCGCTAACCGTAACCGCCCTTGAATGGGTAGGTCAATTCTTCAACCGCGTGCAGCGATTCTAATAGGAGACACACATGGCATGGTGGACATTAATCCCGGCTGCGATCAGCGCGGTGCAGTCGATGGGGCAACAGGCCAGCGCTAACGCTGGGGTAGACGCTAACAACACAGTCAATACGGCCAACGCCGCAGCGGCCAATCTTGTGCGCAGCGCAAACAACACTCTGCGGGCCGCAAGGGGGTCGCTATCCCGGTATAACCAGTCCGTTAACAACCAGCGCACACTGGAGAACGCTGGTAGAGAGGCTGAGGCAGCGGCAGTAAATTACCGTAGGGCTAGGGACAGTGCCATCAACGACAGTCTGGAGAACCAAATTGCCTTCGCTGAGCAGGCTGGTGCCCAACGGGCAGCGTCTTCCCTATCTAACCTAACGGGTGGGGTAGCGGACATTGTATCCGGTACAACTGCCCTGCGCAAGGCGCGTATCCAGCAGCGTATGGACGAGGCCACTAAACAAGGAGACCACGATGCCAGTTTGCTACAGTCTCGTATTCTACAGGCTGGGTGGGATTCCCTGGATCACAGTGAAATTACTGATGATCTGGACTACGGGGTGGACATGCCGGTGATAAAACCAGTTACAGCGTCAACACTCGGGGCTGGGATACAGGGATTTGTAAGTGGTGGGGGTATGTCAGCCATGCAGTCTTTCTTCACTACCCCTGGGTACGACGCATTCTCGGACAGGGCAGGTGTGTTCGGCTCTGGCTCTGACGGGCGGCAGAGAACAATTACAGGAGGGCGCTAAATGCCTCAACCGCAAGATAACACAATGGGAGCCCCAACTGAGGGGCTTGGGCAGACCGTAACGTTTGCTAGTGGGGGTGGTAATAGGCCACCGCAGATGCCTGTCGTACATCGCCAGATGGTTCGAGACAATGCAAGCGGTGGTGGGGCGCAGCTTACCTCCCGCGCCATGAGTGTACCTGACGTTCAACCTGACCCTACTTTCAGTATCCTCGCTAAACTGGGCGGTGAGATTATCAAACCTCACATCGAGGCTGAGAAGACCGCCGCATTTGTGCGGGGTATGCAACAAGCTGCACAGGGCCAAGCCATTACAGAGATCGTGGATGAGCAGCCATGGTACTCCAAACTATTCGGATCCACCAGCCTCGTGGACGGGGCCAGGGCGTACACAGCATCCACTAAGGCAGCCGCTATGGCTGCTGATATGGAAGCCAATATGCACGAACTCCAGAAGATGGATGGTGCGCAGTTCAGCCAGTATGCGGCTGCACAGTTACTGGGTGCTAAGACAGGTGATGATATCACTGACATGATGGTAGCCCAGCAGGTCAGCTCCACCCTACCGTCAGTGATGAAGGGCCAAGCAAAGGCGCACCTACGGTATAACCAGCAGGTTCTGGAAGACAGCATCGTTTCGTCTGCTGATGAGAAGTTGCGACTAGTAAAAGAGACCGCCGATGCCTCACGCAAACCTGGGGCCACTAAGGACATTGACGATGCGCTTGGGACTTTCATTCAGGAAGGTATGAACGTCCTAGCCAAACCCGCTGAGATTGACAAAGACCTCCATGACAAACTGCTGGCTACATCCTTTGTGAAGGCTATCGGAAACGGAAACTTTGATGCTTACCGCATAGCCAAAGACGGTGGGTACCTAGCTAGCGCCAACCCGGCGTATGCCGAGCAGGTGGAGCGGGCGTATCGACAGGCGAGTGACCGCGCAAAGTTGAACCTGTCCCCAGATATGCTCAAAAAGCTGGCTAGGTTTGAGTCCTTAGCTATTGATCCGGCTACCACGGAGGACACCATCCTGAAAGTACGTGCGGAACTCAACGCCGAGTACACAAATGAAACTGGTGATCCAGGGGCGTTCATCGGGGCCGCCAGTACAGTTGCCGAATTGAGGCAGTTGGCGGCAGCTCAGAACGCCCGCGCCCTACACCTCGAGAACCAGATCAAAGCTGCCCGCACTGCGGAGGAACGGGAGCTAGCCAAGGTTGCCAATATAGAGAATATAGCAGCTAGGTTAGTCACAGGGGATGGCATGAATCCACAGCTCATGCTTGGGATGACATCTGAGACACAGCAGGCTGTATACGACCACTTACGTGTTACCGCGTCTGACGCGGTTCGCCGCAAGATTCAGGTAGCCAACGTTGATGTAGCTATAGATAAGGTTGAGCGCGACTCTATTGAGTCAGCAGTGTCCACCGCTAAGCAAGCAGGTAACGCAGGGTTGCTGTACCGCGTCTATAAAGAGCGGTACCTACCGCTAGTACTGGCAGCGGGGGACAACAGTGAGGCTGTAGCCCAACAGTACGCGGGTAAATATGCAAAGGAGTTGGCCACGTACCACTCTATGGCGAGGGGCCAGGAAATCCCTGCTGACTACCAAGGGATAATCTATAACGAGGTCGTAAATCCAACCCCGAAACCCCTTCCGCCATCTAAGCGACGTGACGAGATTGTGTCTGAGTTGACAACCAATTGGTTCATGGGCATGTTCAAGACTGGGGTTAAAGACCCAGCCGGGCTAGCTGCCGTGTTGGAACCCAGGATGAAGAGTTACTTATCGACGAAGGACGCAATAGCAGACGCGAAGTTGCAGATGCCTAACCTTAACGTAGTCGGTGGGTACCACTGGGTTAAGAACTCCACAGCCAGTAGCCTAAAGGGGTGGCTAGGTGACCCACATAACTTTAAGGTTGACGGCGTTGTACCTGCAAACGAGGGCAAGTTGGATAGTGCTATGGAGAGAACTGTAGGGATACACTCCGCCCTCGCGGGGATCGCCAGCGGCTTGAAGGTGTATCAGGTTAATGATACTCCTACGAAAGAACCCCAGTTCGCAGTAACAGGATTAGGTTCAGATGGTAAATCCAAGCTGGGTTACTTTAAGGCTAGCGATATTCAGATGGCCCTGAAGCCGGTAGACCTTAGCACCGTAGACACAACCGTGCTAGATACAAGGCAGCTTGGCCAATCTCCGCTGGAGCAGGCATTAGCCACAAAGAAGGCCCACTCCAAAAACTAAATAGGATAAACAATGAGCAAAGAAGCCTTTGTACTTCAGTACCAAGACGTAGCTGATCGCGTAGGCGAGAAGCTGAACGTCAATCCGCAAGCCCTACTGGCCCAATGGGGACTAGAGACTGGCTGGGGAAAGTCCATTATCCCTGGGACTAATAATCTCGGAAACATCAAGGACTTTAGCGGCAAGGGCGTGGCTGCCGTTGACAACCTTACAAAGCGCCAGGATAACTATAGAGCGTACGGGTCTATTGATGAGTTCGCCGATGACTACGTAAACCTTATCAAACACCGTTACCCGGCTGCGGTTGGTCAGAAGACTGCGGTCGGGTTTGCGTCAGCGCTTAAGGCAGGCGGGTATGCTGAAGACCCTCAGTACGTGCAGAAGATAGCTAGCATCACGGGTGAAGATTACTCACCGCCCACAGTACGTGGTACCGTAAAGGCACGATATGATAGCATGATTG